TTACCACAAGAGGAGGAAATATATGAAGAAACAGAAGAGATCATTGCAAGCTTCTTACCGATGGTTTCTCAAGAAGAAGAAATGGTTATGGAGGAAGAAGAAATTATTGAAGAAAAACCAATGATGAAAGAAGAAACTGTAATGGAAGAAGAAATAATAGAAAAAGAACCAAAGACCATGTCTCATAGTTTTCCACAAGAAGAAATGATAGAAGAAGAGTCAGAAGAAATGGTTGAAGAAGAAGTTATGGAAGAAGAAACTACTGAAATGGCTGAAGAAGAAGCTGTTGAAGAAGAACCTACTAAAATGGTAGAAGCAACTAATGAAGAAGAAAAAGAAGAAGTTAAAGAAGAGAAATCTACTAGCGAGACTTCTAAGAAGTCCGCTGTTCAGACTAAGAAGCTTGCCAAACAAAAAAAGATACAACAGAAAAAAGCTATCGTCAAAAATCTTGACAGAATAATGGATAAAGTTGATAGCGATATTAAAGATATATCTAAAAATTTAGCCGTCAAGAATATCATAAAAATGGAAGCCATGACAAGTGAACAAGCATCACTAAATGCATACGCAAATACAGCGTTTTATAAGCCAAAAGACATGTATTTAGACCAATTAAATATCTTCGATAATAGGCAAATATACCCAAATACTAATCTTGCAAGTTATACAAATAATGATAAGATTGAAATTAAAGCTAAAAAACTTAATGAAATAAAGATTAAGAAACAAAGGCTTTTAATGGAACTGGAGATGTTAAAAAATGGGTAAGCTCAAAGAACAACTTGCAGGAATAGCAGCTTTAATTGCAGCGATCGTTGCAATAGGTGGTGGCTTTGTTAAGTATGGAGAAATTACAACAAAATTATCTGAAATAGAGGGTAGATCTTCAGTAGATTATTCTGCACAAATAGCAGTACTAGAAGAAAAAGTAGCAGCACTAGAAAATGTTGACACTTCACACGAGCATCCAGTTGAACATTCTCATACTAAACCTTTAGTTAACTCTAAAGAAATAGAATTATTAAAAGTTCAGATAGAAGAAATTAAGGTATCTACGTCCAACCCACTATCACAATAATATGAAAAAAATACTGTTTATAATAGCGTTATTCGCTTTAAGTTCATGTGCAATTGGTCCTAAATGCACATACACACAAGAAGGAACAAAGATTTCATCTTGGTTCTGGTTTTACAAAGCTAAACCAGTTGACCTAGATAAAATGAATTGTAACTAATGGCACTTAAAATTTCAGAAGAAGCAGCTGTACAAATGCCGATGAAAACGGTAGCCTCCCTGATCGCCATGGTCGCGATTGGAACCTGGGCTTACTTCGGTATCATTGAGACGCAAAATAAAATTCAAACAACATTAGAACTAATGGAAAAAGATTTAGTTGAAAATACAAATTTCCGGATCAAGTGGCCTCGGGGTCAACTTGGTTCGCTTCCTGCAGATAGCGAGCAATTTATGATGATCGAGGATTTATACAAGTCCACGGATAAGTTGAACAAACATATCGAATCAATGGCATTAAATAAAGTAAACATAGAATTTTTAAGAAAACAAATGGACAAGGTTTTAGAAGACATTGAAGAATTAAAAGACAAAGCTAGAGATATGCATTATAAAAACGGAAACGGAGAATAATTTTGATAGAGTCTGTGATAGCCCTGCTGATGTTCGTAAACGGAGAAATTAAGGAACACCTTATTCAACCCTCGATGGCCCAATGCTTACGCGGGAAACGTGAAGCGGAGAGACAATATAGTGAAACTGTCTCTTATAAATGTTATAAGGGTAAAGCTAAAACTGAAATATATCAGGGAAGAAAAAATATTAGAGCATTAATTTTAGACTAAGGGGGAATTATGAGATTATCAAAACATTTTAAATTAGAAGAGTTTACTAAATCAATGACCGCTACTCGTAAAGGTATTGACAATTCACCAGGAGCAGGTGATATTAAAAACTTAGAGAATGTATGTTATGAAATTTTGGAACCGGTTCGTGCGCACTTTGATAAACCCATTACTGTTACCTCTGGCTACAGGTCCGAGGCGCTTTGTGAGGCGATCGGCAGCAAAAAAACGTCGCAACATGCAAAGGGCCAGGCGGTTGATTTTGAAATAGCAGGCGTACCAAATATTAAAACAGCGTATTGGATACAAGCAAACTGTGACTTCGATCAATTGATCCTCGAGTTCTACAAAAAAGACGACCCCGCAGGTGGCTGGGTCCACGTGTCATATAACGAAAAAGGCGCAAACAGAAAACAAGTTCTGACTTATGACGGGAAAACTTACGAAAATGGATTACCGGATATGAAATGGGAAGGGGGCAAAGTAGTAGGATGAGAGCATTTTTAAAAGAAATAAGAAAATTTGTTAATAACCATCAGGGGTATATACTTTTAGCAATACTTATTTTATTAATATTAAAGTGAAAAATTTTTTTGAAAAAAGTAAATTTGAACCAGATATAACTCACGGTGTGTGTCCAATGTGTGATATGCCAACAATGTTGGTATCTCTAACTAAAGATCATTACAGATGTATAACTTGTGGTTCTGATTTAGAACAAAAAATAAATGGAAAAATAAGTTATTTACCTGTTGCACAAAACACAAAGGAAAATAAACCTGAAATATAATGGCCAAAGCACCAAAGTGGGGAGTCAATACTTATAAGAGAGACAAACCTAGAAAGAGACCAGGAAGACATAAAAAGAATAGAAATAAACATGAAAAAAGAATGGGTAAATATAGAGGAAAAGGAAGAAAAGGTAGAAGGTGAGTCTATCTGAAGTAATATACTTAGGACAAAAAATTTTACTTTTCAAAACACCTGCAAAAATTGTCGACGAGATTAATCTAACTTACGACAATAATATAAAAGAATTAAAAAAACATAATCATGCTCTTGCAGGAAAAATAGTAGATGAACATAAAATAGATGATAAATTATCCAACGAAGTAAAAGGATATTTTAGAAATTGTTTTAGGGCATATCTAATGCACTGTAAAATAATATATAATTTAAATTTAACTTCTGCATGGGTAAATGAAATGAAAGCTAATGAATATAATCCAATGCATCATCACACTGGTAAACAAAGTTTCTTAGGTTTATCTTCTGTTATGATGTTAAAAAAACCAAAAACATATGGAGAAGAATATTCAAGAAAAGAAAATCCAAATAATGGTCAATTAGAATTTATTGGGAGTGGTGGAATGTTAAGTTATAATCAATGTAGAATAGATGCAAAAGTTGGAGAATTGTTTGTATTTCCTTATGACCTACTACATGGTGTATATCCCTTTAATTCAACCACAGAATGTAGACGTACAATTTCTTATAATTGTGACTTGACAAAACTCTCACAAAGTCCTATATAGAAGATATGAAAGCAAAGAAAGGAAAAAACAAATGAGAATACCAACGTTTAATAAAAAACAAAAAGAGTTATTAGCAGACTTATGGGATCTTGATGAATATGAAAGAAAAGAAATCGCAATGTTTTTAATAGCATCAACTTTAAATCCTGGCTCACATTCAAGGGTTTATAATCAAGTAAAAAAATTCGATAAAATTGATTTTGAAATGATGAAAAATTATCGAGGACCTACTATTAAAGAAAGAGAGGAAATGGGGCTATGATGTATATAGTATCAACAACAATTAATAAATGTAGTACCTCATGGGGACCATTTCATAATAAAAGAACAGCACATAAATGGACTAGGATATTAGAAGTTCAAAATCCAATGTTTAAAAATAAAACAAATTTAATACCATTAAATTATGTAAATACGGATCCATTTAGTTCTGCAACAATGAAAGTGACAACAGTAAAAAACAATAGAAAGAGAGTAAACGGTTATGAGTATATTAAAGCTTAGTAAAATATTCGAAGACTTTATTGATAAACATAAGAGTATACATGAAATTGGTAGAGGTATGTGGATGGATAAGAATCCAGAAAGAGATATTGATGTTATGTATAAAAAAGAAAACTACGTTATAACAATAAGGAGGATGGAAGAATGATTAAAGTTGATATAAGATCTAAAAATTCAGCATATATTACTATTGGTAAATGGGTAATATATATTGACAACTCAACTGGTGAACAAATCATAGATAGTTGGGAAGAATGAGATACAAGTTCAAAGTCACTGAAGATGGTAAAGAAGGAATAGAAAAGGAAGCAATGTCTTTTAAAAAGGTATTAAAATCTTTAGTGACTCCGAACCCAAAATGGACAGGGTGTATTTCTTATGAGAATAAAAAGAAAAGAATGGTTTATCATAACATTCTAAAAGGTAAACGAACATGAAAGAAATAAATATAAAAGTAAGTAACATATCTAAAAAACAATGGCCATTATTTCTAATTGAATTGAATCTAATGGCTAAAATGTGGAAGAAATACGGACCTATTGTAGATATTAAAGCTAAAAACTTTGATAGAATAATTAAGTGGGGAAGAAAAAAACATGGCGACACTACAGAAGATTGATGAAGTAGCTAAACGATGGAATAAAACGAAAGATCCAAAGGATAAAGACCTTTGGTATAAACTTATAAAGGAATATGGACTTAATAATATTAAACGATGGAATGTATCATCTAGTTCCAGTGACGAAAGAAATGATGGAAGGCATAATACTGACTGCTGAAGTAAATTGTTTTGAGCTTTGTGACATATTAAAACTAAAGTTGACAATATATTCTAAAGTTCTTAACGCTCACGTGATGAACGATGGTAGTGGTGATTTTTTTGGATGTATGTGTAATTAAGTATCAGCTCCAGGTTTTTCTTTTTTTTGTTCTTGATAACAATAAAATTTAATAATAGTACCAAATTGATTTATATCTTTTGGTCCTATTTCTTCTGCTTTTCTGATAGACTCTTCATAGCCAAATATCATACACTCATAGTGACTATTAAACTTATCCGGCCAGTGGTATGGCTCTAAGCAAGTTTGGTATACCGAAGAACATATTATTAGCCCTAAAATAAATTTCATCTTGACAATCCTGAAAAAAATTATATATTATCCTACAATTAAAAATATGAAAGGAACGTACAGTATATGACTGATATAAGCAAATATAAAAACGTGTCATTATCGAAAGACACCTATACTAAAATTGATAAGCTTAGACGCGTAATTGTGCCAAACACAGTTGTAAGTAGAAGTCAAACAGTAAATATTTTAGTAAATGAAAAAGTAGAAAAGTTAAATGGTAAAGTAAAGGAGAAATAATGTATAAAATATCACAAGAACATAGACAATTACTTTTAAAGTATTTATCTACAAGACCTTACGCAGAAGTTTTTCAACTTGTTGCACTAGTGGTGGGTTTAAAACCTGACACGAATAGTAAGGACAAAGATAAGGCTAAAGAAGAAAAGAAAAACTAATGGAAAAGAAAATCTGTCCGAGATGTAAAGGCAATGGTTTTTTTAAAGTAAAAGAAAGTGTAGAAAGACAAGTGGATAAAGTAGTCCAGTGTCCTATGTGTAATTCAGAAGGAGAAGTATATGATAAAGAGTTTGATGAGTATTTTGATTCTCATCCTTTGCTTAAGTCATTGCGCCCACAAAACTGATTTTAATCCATGGACGACAGTAGGGAGGATAATAATACAAAATGGTACATGAAGTAGATATTAAAAGAGTTGTTCGAGGACCCGCTGATCTAGAAGAAAGAATCGAGCAGCTAGAGAAGCAGAAAGAAATTCTTAAATCTGCCTGCAAGAAGGCAGGAGCGAGAATCAAGGAGCTAGAAGGTGAACTTGCTATTGTTAAAGGAATAGGCATGAATTCTCCGGAAATGCGAGCAGCTAAAGCGAGTATCGAGGAACTAAAGGCTGATTTGGCGAGAGCTAAAGAAGATCATCAATACGATAAATTAGTTCACCAAAAAGAATTGGAAGATCTAGCAAAAAAATGAATGTATTTACATTAATATTTACATTTTTAGGACTAATGACTTTGTTATCATTATATATGTTAGTAACTTTATAAAGGAAAAATATGACAATAGATAAAAGAGTAGAAGACGAAAGAAAATTATTTAAATACCAAAGCTTTAGATGGGGCCCTTGTGTAGTTAAATTTAAAATAGAAGAAGAGTTTAGATTAAGACTTTTAGAAGAGGCTGAACAAAGTCATGCGGATCATACACAAAAATTAGCAGGAGTTTTAACCAAACAAGTGGCGTTTAGAAACCCTGATTTGTTCTTTAAAGATTTTGATTATTATTTTGAGGTATGGAACTATTCTTTAGCACAATGGAATGGAGAATTAGTTAGATATGAAAATGGTAAGAAAATAATACAGAAAGAAACGCCCGACAAATATTTAATGGAAGCTTTGTGGTGCAATTGGCAAACAGCGGGAGACTTTAATCCACCGCACGATCATGGTGGAGATTTAACTTGGGTTATATATTTAAAGATTCCTGAAGAATTAAATGAAGAGAATAAAAGATATAAAGGAAGATCAGCAGGACCTGGTGGAATTACATTTGTCTATGGAGAAAATGCAGATCGAAATTGTATAACACATCACTCAGTTTATCCAGAGCAAGGAGATATGATCATGTTTCCTGCTTGGTTAAAACATTGGGTGTACCCATTCAAGTCTGATTGTACTAGAATTTCTGTATCAGGAAATGCATCTACGAGTATTAAGTTACATAAGATAAAACCAATTGCTGATAAAATGAAGAAAGATGATAAGTGATATATTTAAAACACCTATCTTAAATACTAAAGTATCTAACGTTGAAACTGCTTTAAAGATTTATGAAGAAATTAGGTCTAAAGGTAAATCAAGAAATGTTAGTAATCGTGGTGGCTATCAATCTCCTCTTTTATTAAAAGAAAATAGAGAAAAAATATTTACCGCTGATGTTATGAAAGAAATATTAGAAGAAGCTATGGCTCTTTATAATTGGAGAAAGCCCCTTGGCTTTAATATTGATGGCGCGTGGTTTAATGCAAATGAATCGGGAGATTATAATATATCCCATAGGCATTCAAAGTCTCATTTTACTTTTGTATGGTATTTAAAGGTTCCCGATAATTCTTCAGGACAACTTATACTAGAACATCCTGATAGTGCTTTAGCTATGACCGGATTATTTGATTTAGAAAGGGAGGATAAAAACCACTATAACTCTGAGACCATGCAAATTACCCCTTCAGAGGGCCTTTTAGTGATGTTTCCAGCTTCGTTGAAGCATCGAGTGGAGAGGTACGAGGGGCAAGAAACAAGGGTCTCTCTGGCCTTTAATGGTAGCTTTAAACAATGAAATCTAAAGAAAACTCTTTAAATAAAAAAGGCGCCAAATATGACGGTAGATCAAGACCTCCGAGTGAGTTATATAGACAGCGGTGGAATGAAATATTTGGTAAAAAGAAAATTACGGATGAAAATGCTGAAGAACTGGTTCATGGGAAGAATCAAAGTGAGGAGGTTAATAAACAGCGATAATGCTATCGATGTTAGTGTAGATATTATGCTTATTATATTTGACGTTTTAAGCTCACCTATCCTCATAGTTGTAAGGGTTTTAAGGTATGGATTTAACAAATTTATTAGAGGGTATGTAATAAAAGGCATAAAATGGGTATTAAATAAAATAATGTATTGACAAAAGTGATATAATATCCTATATAGAAAGTAGAAAGGCGGTAATATAAATGATGAATAATAAAATAGCAGTACCAGAAAAACAGTGGATTATTAGATATTATTCTAAGTCTGATGGTCAAGTAGTTAAAAGACCTTATGATCCACACGCTGAAATGCAATATGAATTTATTGCAAAGAGTACTGGTAATTTATGTAAACGATACTTTGATGCAGTTAAAGGAGGCACAAGAACGGCTAATGCTCCTTGGACTATCACAGTTAAAAAGAAAAGAAAGAAGGTAAAAAATGGAAAACGAAAGAATAAAAAGGTTTGATGATTGGTTTATCACTGCAAAACCTGGTGATAAATACATTTATCACACTGGTTCTTTGGCAGTTGAAATAGGACGTGCTGATGGTTTTGAATTAAAAGAACTTTCAAAACATGTTCTTAATAAATGCTGTAAGTGGGATCTATCTATGAAAGCGACTAAGAAAATAAATAATCGCATTAAATTTAAACCGGAGCTAAGACTATTTCAAAAGAGTACCCATTATAAACAAGGTAGTGATACTTTTACAAATAGTAAATACATAGCAGTAAAGATAGCTTCGTGAGATATTCAGCGCTTTACGAGAAAATGAGAAAGAAGGGTGTCACTATTAGAAGACACCCTGATGGAAGAGATCCTCGCAAAATAGAATTATTTGGGGAATTTAAAAGATGTTCTAAGTGTCAAGAAACTAAGCATATTTATGACTTTGACTTTAAGAATAGAAAAAGACCTGATGGTAGCCGAAGACCCGGTATTCAAGCAGAATGTGGCTATTGTAGAAAATTACAAAAAATTAAAAAATATAATTCTGATCCACATTCTTATGTGCTTAGACTTATACAACTTGTAAGGCAGCCCTCCGCTATCAAAAAAGGAAGACGACCTTGTAATATGGAACTAGATGAATTTATGAACGAGTGGCAGAAACAATATGAAAAGACGGGAACCATTTGTCCTAAACTTGGTATACAAATGACTTATACTGGAGGAGAAAATAAAGTTAGAACCAATATATCCATTGATAGAATTAACGGCAAAAAAGATTACGAAAAAGGTAATGTGCAGTTTGTATCACATATATACAATATTATGAAACAACACTATACAGATAAAGAAGTAGATGAAATTTGTTTATTTCGCGCTGGTGTTATTAAGAAAGAATTAGAGAATGGGCAAGAGAATGTTGTTGGAGGGTAGTGGTAGGCTCTTAATAGTTGGTTTAGATATCTCTGTGCTCTGTAAACCTTGGCTAAACTGACAACTACCACACTTAAATTATGGGACTAATAGGGTTATTTTTTATAGGGATGCCTTTAACTATAATTGGACTATATGTGGCTTATCATATAGGTTCTAGAAAAAAAGAGGAAATAAAAGAATGGAGATGGGATGAAATGGAATAAAATAAAAATACAATTAGACGTATGGTCTTTGTATTATAGAGAATATATCGTCGGGTTTATCATTGGCTTTATAGTAGGGGCTTTAATAATATGAAATGGAATAAACTATATAACTATCCTCCTTGTGTGCGTAGCACGAAGGACGGCGATAGGAAGTATGAGATAGGTAAAGAGAAATTACCTAGTGTTACGACGATTTTAAAGAATACTGAGAGTCCTGAGAAAGCTGAGAGTTTGGCAAGATGGAGGCAGAAAGTTGGCGAAAATGAGGCAGAGAGAATCGTTAACGAAGCTTCTCGCCGAGGCACCGCGATGCATAGCTACTTGGAGACTTATATTAAGGGTGGCAATTTAGTTGATTTAACCGACATTGGGCAAGACGCAAGCAGCATGGGACAAGAGATAATTAACCAAGGATTCAATGATTTAGAAGAAATTTGGGGATCGGAAGTGACTTTGTATTATCCAGAATTATACGCCGGACAGACTGACCTTTGTGGAATTTATCAAGGGCGCGAAAGTATAGTTGATTTCAAGCAGACTAACAAGCCAAAAAAGATCGAGTGGATAGATGATTATTTCTTGCAGCTAGCGGCTTATGCCATGGCTCATGACCAGGTTTATAAAACGTGCGTCGAGCAAGGAGTGATTTTGATGTGCTCTAAGGATGGTTTCTTTCAGAGATTTATTGTGAATGGGAAAAATTTTACGAGGTACAAGCATAAATTCTTAGAAAAAATAGGACAATTTTACCAAAAAATGGGTGAAAAAAAGGGTCAAAAAGAGGTCAAAAAGGGGTAAAAAGACCTGTTTTGGGGTCGAAAAAGGGCTTTTTGGGGTCATTTTAGGGGTTAAAATCAACTAAAAATCAACTAAATAGGTAGAACGGGTTTCAAAAAACCAGCAAAAAGCAACACTTTTAACCAACCTATATATGTTCTCCCAACAAAATAAATAATATTCTGCGAAAATCTAACAAAATTTTAGTAGATTAGTAGAAACGTTCAGAAAACACATATAGAACGCGGTTAATTCGACCTTGAGCTTCTACTTTTAGGTTACTTTTTCTACTAATATTCAAGGAAAGTCAATATTTATGCGGTTAATTTAAGCAAAATAAAAGTAGAAGATTATTTTTATAAATTATTTTTTATTTTTATGATAATAGATGTTGCATGATAGGAAATGCCATGACACTTGCAATAAGTATGATGACAGAACATGACTTTTGGGATAAGTTTAATCGAAAACATAATCCACAGTTTTATGAAAAACTTAAAAAGAAGAAAACCAAGAAGAAGAAAACAAGTCGTGCCAACACAGCCAAACGACATCCCGTATTCAAAGTATCGGATTGAATGGGTTGATGCGTTGTCTGATTCAGGTTGGGCTGATGACAGAGAGTTCACTAAAATGAAATTAGCTAAACCAATTAATGAAGGCTGGGTATTTTCTAAAGATAAAGACTCAGTAAAAATATTTGCGTCTTACGATTTAGATCCAAACACAAAAGAAATTACTTTTGGAGATCGGACGATGATTCCGACTTCGTGGGTTGTAAAGATGACGAAGTTGAACTAACATTTTTTAATCTTAGTTGCTTCTGTCTTGTTTTAACTTTTTGTTTAAGTTCTTTAGCAGAGCCTTCAAGAATCGGAGAGTACTGATCTATAATTTCTTTCATTCTTGATTCTAATTCTTCTTCTGAAAGATCATCTAATTTACCGGTTCTAATTATTTTTTGTTCAATATATAATCCTGCTGCCTTGCCTCTTGCCACTTCCGCATTGACGGCTGCTGACCAGGCACCTTTCTTTAAAGCTTCCTGTCTAATTTTTGCAAGTTCCGTTATGTGTCTTTCAAAAGTAACAGAATATTTTCTTTGGTTCTCTTCTCTAAGTTCTCCTATGTATTTAACAACTAAAGGATATTTTTTAGGGTTCTGTAATTCATAGGCTCTAATTCTAGCCGCTTCTCCATAGCCAGCTTCTTTCGCACACTCAGTACCATTCATTCTACCTTCATTGGCCACTACAAGTTGTGCAAATTTTATCTGTTTTTCCGTTAATCTTTTTGGTACACCCATAGTTGACTTTTAAAGTTATATGGCGTAAAAGTCAACCTATGATTGACGCGAAAGTACTGAGACAGGCATTAGATAAATTTTTGAAAGCTCCGGTAGTTCAGGCCGCTAGAATGCAGGTTATGACTAATGATGGTGTTTTTCACGATATTCACGCCATTAAATTATTGGAAAATAAAATTATTGGCAGTAGTGAAACTCATAGAATTGTCATTGAAGTTACACCTGAAAGAGCACCAATGGGGAAAGTAATTAAAGATCACGGTGGAATATTAAGATGATGGAAGAGTTTGTTGCTTTTGAGACAGTTGTTTATAAAGCTTCTGTTAAGTCCATTAAAGAAGGAAAGATAGATAAAGAAATATTAAAAACCTTAGATGTTGTTTGTGATAAATACATTGAAGAGGCCAAGAAGATAGCTCAAGAAAGTTTAGATAAAAGATATGAAAAGTTTGGTAAAGAAGTAGGAGATAAGGGTTTGTCATATCATTCTACTAATGAATTGATAGATGATATTCAGTTCCAGGTATTTAATAAGTTTGTTTTAAAAACTGCTGAGAATATTTTAGACTCTCAAGGATTTGACTTGACTAATCATAAGTTGAAGTATACTGAGATGTGGGTTCAGGAGTTTACGAGAGCCGGTGGTGGTCACCACGACACTCATATACATTGGAACAATCACATATCAGGATTTTATTTCTTGAAGTGTTCTGACAAGACTGCTCAACCTATCTTTCACGACCCAAGACCAGGCAAAATGATGACACAGTTGCCGGAGAAGAAGGAAGAACTAATAACTTACGCATCATCTAAGATGGTGTTGAAACCAAAACCTGGAGATTTAATTATGTTTAACTCTTATGTACCTCATCAGTTCCCTTTCGATTTAGGAGTTGAGCCATTTAGATTCATACATTTTAACATCCAAGCTCTGCCAAATTGATAAAAGATGAAAGTAAATTTTGGAGAGAGTTTAAAGAAGATACACCTGAAATTTCTTGGACAAGGATTGAAAATAGTGTCAGCCTCGGTACTCCTGATTTATTGGGCTATAATACTAATGGGTACTTTTTTACTGTTGAATTAAAGGTAGCAAAGTCTAACAAAGTTCGCCTGTCCCCTCATCAAATAGCATTTCACGTTCGCCACCCAATGAGTACATTTATCTTGGTTAAAGATGTAAAGAAATCTCGCCTGTGTATGTATGTGGGTAGGCAAGTTAAAGAGTTGGTCGCTTGTGGATTGTCGCTTGAGCCTGTCGCTTGTGGATTAGTGGATTGTCGCTTGTGGTTGGAATCTTTGGGGTCTGATGAAGTCATTGAATCAGCTTGAAGATTTGAAAGTTTTTATTTAACCCATTATCCAAGATTCATAACATTTGTCGCACATAGGATATTCTTTTTCGCTGTCGTCTTTTTCAATTAATATATGAGTTCTTTCAGCTTGTTTTTGGCATTCTGGTTTTTCTGGATTAGTACATTTCTCTTTCATCTGTTCCTTTCTTTCGCTTGTGGTTTATTCTTCTCCTATTATAGATACTTCATCACTTAAATCATAACCAGAACCATTATGATATTCAACGCAAGTCACCCAATAATTAGGGCCACCATTATCTTTTTCTTGAATAACTCTAACAGGAGTATCATCTGGAAAATTACTTAATTGTTCAATCAGCATACCAACATTTAATTGACCATTATTTTTTTTCATATCTTTATGACTAGGGTCGGTTATCCAAGAGTGTCCAACAAATTTTCCCTTATATTCACTTTTACCTAAAATTATTTTACCAATATATCCTAATTTAGACCCACCCCATTCTTTAGGTATTTTATATTTATTTTTCATTTATTCCTTTCGTTCGCTTGTGGTTTATTTACTTATTTGTTATTTTTTCTATTTTATCTAATTTTTTTAATCTTTGAGATATATATTTCATATCTCTAATACAAGCATTTACATCATCATCAGTATCGTATGTCACTCTCCCAAAATGCTCTTGTAGGTACATATCAAAATTATTTAAATCTGAGTGTATTGCTTTTACAAAATAGTCTTTCATTTGTTCCTTTCGTTCGTTTGTGTGTTATAATGTTTCAATTTCATCAATTTCTCCTTCATCATTCCTTATGTCAAATTTCCTTGCTAAATGATTTCTTATAGTGTCTTGTAAATTCCAAGAGTTCGGTGGGTTATGTTTTACTCCAAATTGAACACAAGCTTTGTCATAAGGGATAACAAATTGGTAGTTTTCATTATCTTCTTCACATACTTTGTCAAGAATATCTCTCTCAATATCCATAGCAAATTCTGTAAGTGTATCTTCATTAAATAATTTTCCTATCTCTTTCCAATTAATTTCTTTCATTTATCTAACTCTCCTATCCCTATTGTGTTGTCATCAATCATTTGTTGTGTTGCATTTTTATCATTAACAACTTTATATTCTTCAATTTTTATAACTGTTTCATCATCATATTCAACATCTAATTCAGTTCCATTAAAGCTCTCACTTTCAAAATTTTGTTGACATTCTTCCATAGTATATTCACCATCACAATCATCTCTTACATAAGTTCTTTTAACTTCTTGTATCGTTGTAATGATGTATTTCTTGTTTTTCATATTTCCTTTCTGTTTTCCTTTAGTTTCCATTTTGGACTACTATAAACAAGATTTGTTTTGTTTAGGTAGCTCTTTTAAAGGTTTATCTATTTCTAATATGTTAAGTCTATCTTCATTAAGCTCGTCTAATGTCATAAAACAAACTTCATTTCTAATGTAAAAACCACATTCATAACAAGTGTGAATTGTTAAGTCTATTGGTTTCCAATCAGTATAACTTTGCATTTCTTTTTTACAATTTGGACAGTTTGTACTGTAAGATGTTCCACTCATATTTCCTTTCTGTATCCATTTTGGACTACTATATCTAGTATAGGTTGTCCTGTGGATAACTATTAGTGGTTAAGTTTTGATGTAGTTGAATGGTTAGTTCAACACCATTACATTTACTAACTTAACCACACTTGTGATTAAGGCATAGTTTGTATAGCTAATGTCTATGGGCTTAACCACACTTGACACTCTAGGATATTCTGTTATTAATGTCAATATGAAAGTTAGAAAAAAAATAAAAAAAGAGAAAAAAGATAATTCTACAAAGAACGACTATTTTATTTATTGTCGTAGTGAGAAGTGTGGCAAATACATAAGACCAGATTGGCGTAGTTTCTTTGATAAGAGATATTGTAAGGAGTGTGTACAATGAAAGTTAAAGAGTTAGTGAGAAGATTAAAGCTTTGCGACCAAAATAAACCATTAAGATTTTATTTTTTAAAAGATTGGAATTTGAATGGTTGTAAATATGAAACATTATTAGAAATGAATGAACAAGTTGAATTAACTATACAAGAAGATGATACAATAGAGGGGGGAGTGAGTAATGAAAGTAATTAAAAGAGGTGGACATTATATTGTAGAGGACACAATTAATAGACTAAAAGTACAAGAGAAATTTTTAGTTGGTTCTAAAAAAGAGGCAATTAAGAAGTTTAAAGAAAAACATAAACAAAAGGAGAAATAATGAAAACAGTTAATAAATATACAGATTATCTTTTTGAAATAATGCAAGACCATTATGAAAATAATAAGTCTATTTATCAAGATGAAAGTATTGAATGGCAAAAAGTAAATAGAATGAATAATAAAATAGTGAAGATAGTTGTAGATTATTTTAAAGGAGATAAAAATGAATAAAAGTTATAGTGTAAGAATAGATATTCCTGATACTGATTTATATAATACAGATATTGAGGAAATTATATATCAAGGCCTTAAACCAATAATTTTAGACAAAATAGAAAAAACTAATATTGATGTTATTGAATTAGATACATTGGAAGAACAACATCAAAATCATATTAATAAATAAAAGGAGAAATAATGGATAAAATAAATAAATTAAGAAATATGAGAATTGAGTTAGATAAAATGACTACAGATTGTTTTCAAAATAAATATCCAAGTCATATATCAAATCATTTTTGTACAGTTTTAAGTCTTTTAGATGAAAATATAAATGAACTATGGAAATTTAACCAAAAAAGGAGGGTTAAATAATGAAAACAGATAAAACGACAACAGACGCAGATATAATGTTTGAAGTTAATAAGAGCTTTGCAGATATAAGTAGGTCAGGTTCGGACTATGGAAAAATACTTCTATTAAAGGATATAATAATAGATTTAGAGGGTTTAAGTTTAGGTGTAAGCTCTAAGGCCAATATTAAAACTTATTTAGAAGAAAAGAAAGCTAAAATAAAAGAGGACATCAAGAGAAACAGTAAGTATCCTGACCCTTTTTTAGATAAAATGTAAGAGAGGTTAAAGATGAAAGATAAGAAAAAACAAAAATATTGGTTATGTGAATTTTTTGAAAGATGTGGTGATAATGAATACTTCCATAGATATATTTATTCAGATAAAAACTTAAAAGATATGGGATATGAAGATGAAAAAGATGACTATAAAATTTTATCTCAATTCTTTTTATATAAAATAACACCAAAAGATTTTTATAATTGGAAACAAACTTATTGGTATGGAGATAAATTAGTGAGTTTTTATAATTGGGAGAAAGTTAATCCAAAAGAATTTAAAACACTTCAGAAAGCTGGTGTCTATGTTAATGGAGATAAATTAATGTTTGATTGGGATAAAGGAGAGGCAATATAAATCTCACTCGCTTGTCGCTTGTGGTTTCGCCTGTCGCCTGTGCTTTGTGAGATATAGATATAGATATATTCTTGGTGGGTTTTTCTTTTTTTCTTCTTTTTATGCTCTTTTTAGTTGTTTAAATAGTTGGCGACAACTTCTTCGCCAACTATGTAAGTGTACATATTTACAACTTTTTCTGGGTCGCTTAAATCAGTATTAACTGACCCAAAATTAAAGTTTTCATATTTTTTGATTATATCAATCACATTAAAGACTTCATCTTTAAGCCATTGTTTAGCTTTATAAGTACCAATTATATAATAATCAGTATTAAAAACTTCGTGATGTAAGTCGTCTTTGTGTTCTTCAATCCAATCTTTGCTTTGGTCTTTTATAAAGTCGTCAAAGTGTTCTTTGATTTCTTCGTATTTATAGCTAGATGAATTTATTTCTTCTGGATATTCTACTGTCATTTTATATTCTCCTTTCTACATATTATCCTACATTTATTTTAATGCTTTGCAAGTCTTTTTGTACTTTAAAAATGGTTGATTATTTTAGTATATAATTTTGTTTATTAACTCAATTAAAATAAGAGTTTTATTGCTTTTTAGAATTATTCTAAACTAAAGTAATAAAAAGTAATTTCTAGCAAAATCCCAGCTCCTTGCCTCTTGCTAAACTTAACGAGATACGAGAAACTTTCGCTTGTATCTTGTCGCCTGTATCTTCGCCTGTGCCTTTTTTAATGGAAATTTTCGCTTGTGCCTTGTGGCGTGGAACTCGCCTGTGCTTTGCTAGATAAAATATAAATATATATTTCTGGAATTTTGGCCATTGTATTGGTTGCCGGTTGCGTGTAGCAAGTGGCTATTTATCTTTAATTAAGTTATCTAATTTTAAATGTATTCTTTTACCTTTTTTCGTTCTAAAATAAAAAATTACATCTTTAGACAATATTTCGTAATTATTAGCGCTGTTTTTTACTTTTATATAATTATCTTTTTTCTTATTTATATATTGAATAATACTCATTTTTCTTGACTTCCTTTCTTATTTGTTTATTAATTATAGGACTTTATAAGATTATATAAGAATTAAATTAATTAATTCAAGTCTTATAATTAACAATGAGGATAATATATGACAGTAATGAAACCGATGAGAAGTAATGAACTCGAGCATTATAAAGAGGGCATTAAGGTCAATTTCAGAGAAAAAGCAACGGCAATAGATACTGAAATAAACCAACAAGCACAGGAATTGTCAGATAAGAAAAAACCTACTTTTCCTAAAATACTGAAAGTTGATAAAAAGTTGTCTAATTTAATAGAAGCTGAAAAAAAATATAAGGCTTATATTAAAAATAAAGATAGCGTTGAGGATCAATTATTAAATCAAGTTAGAAAAAATGCTAAAATAGTTGAGGATCATCTAACTAGAATTGGTAATATTAGATCTTGGAGTCGAGAGTCTTTCGATGATTATAACTGTAAAGACATCGATGATTTAGCAAGTAGTTATTTTTTAAATAGGTTAGATAGTGCTTGTTTTGAGGAGTCTGAAAAACACGTTAAGAAAAACCATAAATTAAGATGGGAACTACAAGCCAAAAAAGACTATTGTTTAAATATCTTACATAGTGGATCGGACATTAACAGTATATTAAGAGAATTAGTGCTAGGATATAAAAGTGCTGGAATTACTTATAATATACCTAAATCATTGTTAGCGTTGCCATCTAAATAAAACCTAGTTTCTAGCCCCTAGCAACTAGGGGCTAGTTGCACATTATAATCATTCTAAAATAATTAATTTGACATCACTTTTTATTTCACATAATATCCCAGAATAAACAAAGGAGAAAAAATGAAAATAGAAACAATAAAAAAAGCTGAAGAGTTTAAACAAGGTCATTTAAATCTTGTGCAATACTTTTTAAAAAAAGGTTGTACTTTTTCTGTTGAAGATTTGGAAACAGATAAAATGACGGTTGAAAATTCTTCAAACTATGAGGAAATAAAAAAGGCGATCAATGACTACGAAACTCATTTAGAAATATTTAAAGATAATAAAATGATTAGTAGAGTTTGGATCATTCCTTATAATGAGGGCATAGATACAATTGCTGATTATACAGTTAATAAAGAGGTTGATGATTGGTCTAATAAGTTTGAAAAAACAATGGAACAATTAAATTAATGGAAAGGGGATAATATGAAAAAAACAAACACAGACATCTATATAACTTTAGGAGCAGGATACGGTGAATTGCCAGTATCAATTTATATGGGTGGAAAAAGTGACGAAGAAAATGTAAATAATTTTTTTAAATTATTACATAATAATCGTGATTATCGTGAACAATTTTTAACAAAGTATTTACTTTGTAAAGTTGTTGATGAAGAAGAAATGCCAAAAGATAAAACTGTTTATGTTAATGATGATAGATCATTATATATAGATAAAAAAGACAGGAAAGTTCATTTTAATTTAATAGAGGACAATCCTGAAATCTGGGCTAATAATAAACCAGAAAAAAACCCAAAACAATTAGAGTTCAACTTTAATCAAGAAGAACCATTATTAGTTGAATTAAATAATTAACAGTTCATAACTCCCTTGTGGCCCGTTGCTATTCTAGCAACGGGCCTTTTTTACATCTATGAGTACAACCGTAGGTTGTCCCCTGCGACTTGCCGTTGGTACCTCGATAGAGGTACCAACAGAAGATTAGAGTCCGAAGGTCATTATATTCTTAATTCATATATCTATAAAAGAATTATTATTATTAGTGTATATAGTCGATTTTGGAGGGTTAAGGTCTTATAAACCATTATGAAAAGGGACCCTTAATCCGCCTTGCTTTATGATAAAATAGGAGATAAATTACCAAAAATTAAAACAAACATTGAAAAAAATTTCAAAAAAAATTTTTCAAAATGCAAATAGACCTAGAAAAAATTAAAAAATTACCTGTAGATGTAAGAAAAGACTTCATGAAGATGTACCTGAAGTTGAATGAAAAGAAGAAGGTTTCTAAGGTTCAGACAGATTTTTTAGCATTTACAAAACACATTTGGCCAGAATTCATTGAAGGTCAACACCATAAAATTATTGCAAAAAAATTTAACGAAATGGCAGAAGGCAAACTTAAGAGATTAATTGTCAATATGCCACCAAGACATACAAAGTCCGAGTTCGCTAGCTCCTTGCTGCCCGCTTGGATGATCGGGCGTAACCCTAAATTAAAAATCATTCAAACGACCCACACCGGGGAACTAGCAATAAGATTCGGGCGTAAAGCTAAAACGCTCATGGATTCTCCTGAGTATAAACAAGTCTTTGAAACGAGACTTAGAGAAGATTCACAAGCAGCAGGTAGATGGGAAACAGCGCAAGGGGGAGAATACTTTGCAGCTGGTGTTGGTGGAGCAATAACTGGACGGGGTGCAGATTTATTAATCATTGACGATCCTCACTCGGAGCAAGATGCTCTTAATGCAACAGCTCTTGAGCGAGCTTACGAATGGTATACATCAGGTCCTCGTCAAAGGCTACAGCCAGGAGGAACTATCGTTTGTGTAATGACGAGATGGAACACGAAAGATTTAACAGGAATGTTATTACAACATCAAAAGGAAGCTAAAGCTGACCAGTGGGAGCTAGTTGAATTTCCTGCAATCATGCCTTCAGGTAATCCTGTTTGGCCAGAGTATTGGAATACTAAGGAACTAGAAACCGTAAAAGCCAGTTTAAGTGTTGGTAAATGGAATGCACAGTGGATGCAAAACCCAACTAGTGAGGAAGGTGCAATCATAAAAAGGGAATGGTGGAAGAAGTGGGACAAAGATAGTTTACCAAGACTAGAACACATCATTCAATCTTATGATACAGCTTTCATGAAAAAAGAAACGGCAGACTTTTCTGCTATTACTACTTGGGGTGTCTTTAGAGAAAATGAAGACAAACCACCTAATTTAATATTAGTAGATGCTCTTAAAGGAAGATATGAGTTTCCAGAACTAAGAAGACGAGCACTCGAAGCTTATAAATACTGGGAACCAGAAACAGTTTTAATCGAAGCAAAGGCTTCAGGACTGCCATTAACCTATGAATTAAGAAATATGGGAATACCAGTTGTTAACTTTACACCGAGCAAAGGAAATGATAAACATGCAAGAGTAAACTCGGTGGCACCGCTATTTGAAAGCGGCACCATATGGGCGCCCACTCACAAGGGGTTTGCACAAGAAGTCATAGAGGAATGCGCAGCGTTCCCTTATGGCGATCATGATGACTTGGTAGATAGTATGACCCAAGCTGTTATGAGATTTAGACAAGGTGGATTAATACCTCATCCTGAAGATTATCGGGAGGAGAAGATTATAAAAACGAAACATGTGTACTATTAATGGTTAGAAAGCTAACAACAACTATCCCTCCATTAAAAGGCCCTGTTTCACAGGGCTTGAATATTGTTTATAAAAAGGATAGAAGTGTTATAGCATCGGAGAAAATAAATGGCAGAAATAGACAAAGCTTTACCGAACGTAAAGCAAACAGTAAACGTACCTAGTCCTCAAGACATAGAGATAGCTGAACAAGAAAAATTAGTCGAGCAGCAAGAGGCTGGTCAACCTATTGAAACAACAGAAAACGAAGATGGTTCCGTTGATATAAATTTTGATCCAAAAGCTGGAAGTCCTGGAGAAGACGAAGGACACTTTGCCAATTTAGCAGAATTACTTCCTGACAATGTTTTAGATCCATTAGGAAGCACCCTTTATAATAATTACGATGACTATAGAAATTCTAGAAGAGATTGGGAAAGAGCTTATACAAGTGGTTTAGATTTATTAGGATTTAAATACGATGATAGATCAGAACCATTTAAAGGTGCATCAGGTGCAACTCACCCAGTATTAGCAGAAGCTGTAACTCAGTTTCAATCATTAGCATATAAAGAATTATTACCAGCAGGGGGCCCTGTTAGAACTCAAATCATTGGTATGCCATCTCCTGACAAGGAGCAACAAGCATTACGTGTTAAAGAATTTATGAATTATCAAATCATGGATCAAATGCAGGAATACGATGCTGAATTTGATCAAATGTTATTTTATTTACCTTTAGCTGGTTCTGCATTTAAAAAAGTTTATTACGATGAAATTATGCAAAGAGCTGTTTCTAAATTTGTCCCTGCGGATGATTTAGTGGTTCCTTATACAGCAACATCTTTAGATGATTGCGAATCAGTTATTCATGTAGTTAGAATGACAGAAAACGAATTAAGAAAACAACAAGTAGGTGGGTTTTATAGAGACATAGAACTTAATCCAAGTTTTCTAAATGAAACAGAAGCACAGAAAAAAGAAAGATCTCTTGAAGGTGTTTCACGTGGAAGAGATGACAGAATGTATACAATCTTAGAGTGCCACGTTAATTTAGACTTAGATGGTTTTGAAGATGCAGGTGAAGATGGAGAACCTACAGGAATTAAATTACCTTACATTGTAACCATTGAAGATGGCACAAGAAAAGTTTTATCTATTAGAAGAAATTATGAAGTAGGTGATAAATTAAAAAACAAAATAAATTATTTCGTTCACTTTAAATTTTTACCAGGACTTGGTTTTTATGGTTTTGGTTTAATACACATGATTGGTGGACTATCTCGTACAGCAACAGCTGCTTTAAGACAGCTCCTTGACGCTGGCACCTTGTCGAACTTACCCGCTGGATTTAAGATGCGTGGTATTAAAATGAGAGACGAGGCACAAGCATTACAACCTGGAGAATTTAGAGACGTAGACGCTCCAGGAGGTTCTTTGAAAGATGCATTCATGACACTGCCATTTAAGGAACCCTCAGCAACATTATTACAACTTATGGGTGTCGTGGTACAAGCAGGGCAACGATTCGCAAGTATTGCCGATCTGCAAGTAGGAGACGGGAATCAACAAGCGGCAGTGGGCACGACAGTGGCTATGTTGGAAAGAGGATCAAGAGTAATGTCTGCGATCCATAAAAGATTATATGCTGCCATGAAAAAAGAATTTAGTTTACTTGCAAGAGTTTTCAAATTGTATCTACCTCCGGTTTACCCATACGATGTTGTGGGTGGTCAAAGACAAATCATGCAAATGGATTTTGATGACAGGGTAGATATATTGCCAGTTGCAGACCCGAACATTTTTTCTCAAACACAGCGAATTTCCCTCGCACAAACGGAACTGCAATTGGCAACCTCGAATCCTATGCTTCACAACCAATATGAAGTTTATAGAAACATGTATGAAGCTTTAGGAGTAAAAGATATTGACCTAATTTTAAAGAAACCACCCAAACCGATGCCAAAGGATCCTGCATTAGAGCACATTGATGCTTTAGCAGGACAACCTTTCCAAGCTTTCCCTGGACAAGACCACAGAGCACATATCACGGCGCATTTAAACTTTTTAGCAACTAATTTAGTTAGAAATGCGCCGATGGTAGGGGGTGCAATTGAGAAAAACTGCTTAGAACACATTTCATTAATGGCTCAAGAGCAAATTGAACTAGAATTTAGAGAAGAATTGCAACAATTAGGGCAAATGATGCAAATGTTGCAAAATCCACAAGCTGTTCAACAGAATCCTAACTTGCAAAATCAAATACAGATGATGCAAAACAAGATAGAATCAAGAAAAGCAGTGTTAATTGCGGAAATGATGGAAGAATTTAAAAATGAAGAGAAGAAAATTACTTCTCAATTCGATCATGACCCTATAGCTAAACTAAGAGCAAGAGAATTAGACATTAGAGCTATGGATAATGAGTCGAAAAGAAAACAAACAGAACAAAAACTTAACCTTGAGCGTATGAGAGCAATGATGAACCAAGGTAATGTTGAAGAAAAACTTGATCAAAATGAAGAATTAGCTGAATTAAGAGCTGAAACTTCAATTGAGAAACAAGAAATGGCTAATGAATCGAGAGAAAAGTTAGCTAGAATGAAACCAAGAGGAAACTAAGGAGGAAACTATGGCTTGGAAAGGGTATGCACCAACAAATAAGGAAAAAGTTATCAAAACTTTTGATGTGCAAAGAAACGACAGTGTTTCGAACATACATGTCGAACAAGTTAGCGCATCAGCAGAAAAAGGTAAGGAAAAAAACTCTGTAACAGGGTCTCGTGCTGCTAGAAGACAAAAACCAGTAACTTGGAGCTAATTTTATGTGGTTATCAGCAGTTAAATTAGCACTAAACGCAGGAACGCACATTTATAAGAAGCGTCAAGAGACAAAAATGGCTATGGCTGATGCACAACATATGCACGCAGCTAAGATGGCCCGAGGTGAGGAAGCTTACCAGGGCAAACTTTTAGAAGCCCGTCAAAACGACTATAAAGATGAAGTAGTCCTTTTAATTTTGACACTTCCAATATTAGTGCTCGCATATGGGGTCTGGTCGGACGATCCGGCGGCTATGGATAAGATAAAAGTGTTCTTTGAGCATTTTCAGGCGTTGCCATCATGGTTCACTAATTTGTGGATACTTGTATGTGCGTCAATATTTGGTATAAAGGGAACACAAATATTTAGAAACGGTGGTAAAAAATAATGGGAGATATATCAAAAAAAGGAAGAAGCAAACTTCTAGGAGGTGGAAGAGTTGGTTTTAAAAGAGGTGGCGGTATAAGTGAAACTTCTAAAAAACAATCTCTTGAACTTCGTGAAAAGAAAAAACAAAAATTTATAGAAAATCTAGTTAAAAGTGGAAAAATAGAACAAGAAAAGGAAGAAGGAAGAAAAAAATTGCGTGAACGAAGAGTAAGATATAATTAATTTATGGATCCATTAACCGTTGTAGCAAAGCTACAAAAAATAATGCAAGATAATCTTCAGAGAGTTGGAGACACACTCATTAGCGGTGGTGTTGACAATATGGAGAAATACAACTATATATTAGGACAGGCACGTACATATCAGTACTTGCTTCAGGAAATCTCTAACCTGCTAAAATCGAAGGAGCAAAAAGATGAAAAAGGAAACGTCATTGACCTTGGAAAAGGAAGTTCCAAAACATAGGAACGCCTTAACCGATAAATACGAAGAAGCAAAAAACATTGGTCAAGAAAAAGAACCATTAAATCCAGAAAATATTGAAAATCAAAAAGAGCAATTACCAGAACCATCTGGTTGGAGGCTTTTAGTTTTACCTTTCACACCGAAAGAAAAAACTAAAGGTGGAATTTTAATTGCGCAAGAATCATTAGAGAAATTACGTATCGCAACTAATTGCGGTTATGTTTTAAGAGTTGGACCTTTAGCTTATTATGATAAGGAAAAGTTTCCAACAGGGCCTTGGTGTAAACAAGGAGATTGGGTAATCTTTGCTCGTTATGCAGGATCAAGATTACCTATAGAAGGCGGAGAAGTCCGTCTATTAAATGACGACGAGGTTTTGGGAACTATTAAAAATCCAGAATCCGTGCTGCATAATATTTAACATAGAAGGAGAACTATGCCAGTAGATAAAGAAGAAAAAACAGTTGATATAGACACATCAGGACCTGGTGCGGATATTGAAATTGCAGAAGAAAAAGTAACACCAGTTGAACAGGAGGAAACGAATGCAAAAACTGATAGTAAGGACGATAATCAGTCCGCTGATACATTGGAGAAATCTGATGTCAAGTCTGATGTTAAAGATAGCGAACAGAAGACTGAAGTACCAGCTGAAGAAAAAGTAGACGAGAAAAAAGAAACGAGTGACGAGAAAAAAGATGAACTAAAAGAATATAGTGAAGGCGTTCAAAAAAGAATTGCTAAACTAACTAAAAAATGGCGTGAAGCGGAAAGACAAAAAGAAGCCGCTATAGAATATGCTAAAGGTGTTCAAACAGAACATTCAAAATTAAAAACAAGAGTTTCTAATTTAGAACCTAGTTATGTTGATGCAATGAAAAATAAAGTTACCTCTGGACTTGAGGCAGCACAAGCAAAACTTGCTGCAGCAAGAGAAGCAGGAGACATCAAGACTGAAGTTGAAGTGCAAAAAGAAATTGCAAGACTTGGTGTTGAAGAAGCTAGAGTTAGTAGTTTAAAACGTAGTTTTGAAAGAGAAGCTAAAGCAAAGGCAGTTCCAACTCCTACTTTAGACCAAGCTATTCAAACTCCTCCAGCTGATCCAAAGGCAGAGGCATGGGCAGACCGAAATGAGTGGTTCGGAAAAGATTCTGCTATGACATATACAGCTTTTGATTTACACAAAAAACTTACTGAAGAAGAAGGATTTGATCCTAATTCAGAAGAATATTATGCTGAAATAGACAAGCGTATGAAGCTTGACTTCCCACATAAATTTGGTAAAACAGAAACAAAGGAACCGATCAAACCTACACAAACTGTAGCATCTGCTACGCGAAGTGTTAAACCTGGTCGCACAACTGTGAGACTCACATCATCACAGGTAGCAATTGCTAAAAAATTAGGTGTGCCACTTGAAGAATATGCGAAACAATTAAAAATCACGAAGGAGGCATAAGCATATGACAGATAAAATAAAAACTTCCCGTGCGAGCCAAACTAGGGCTAAAACAGAGAAACCCAAAGTATGGACTCCACCATCATCTTTAGATGCACCCCCTTGCCCTGATGGATTTCATCAGAGGTGGATAAGGGCCGAGACTATGGGTTTCGATGATACGAAAAACATGGCCGGAAAAATTCGATCAGGATACGAGCTTGTAAGAGCTGATGAATATCCAGGATCAGAATATCCCGTTATCAACGAAGGCAAATACAAGGGGATCATCGGAGTTGGCGGCCTATTGCTCGCTAGGATACCGGTTGAGATTGTTAAATCACGCGACGCGTATTTTAATAAAATGACGCAAGACAAAGAAGACGCGATTGAACAAGATCTTATGAAGGAAGAGCACCCAAGTATGCCAATCAATCAAGAGAGGCAGACTCGTGTAACCTTCGGTGGAACAAAGAAGAACTAATTTATTAGCAATTCCTAACCAACGAATTAATATAAACCCGTTCATCTTCGGATGAACAATAGGAGAAAAAACTATGGCTAATCAAGACGCAGCTTTCGGGTTAAAACCCGTAGGCAAAGTTAGCGGAAATAGAGACTCTGGCGGAACAACTGAATATGATATTGCAGCTTGTGCTTCAGCGATATACCAAAACGATCCAGTAAAAATGGCTTGTGGTGGTACAATCGCAGTTGCTGCAGCAGGTAATACATTAATCGGTTCGATCAACGGTGTTTTCTATACAGACGCTACAACTAGCAAGCCAACATTCGCAAGATACTTAGCAGGTTCAAACACTGCTACTGATATCGTTGGTTATGTTAACGATGATCCATTCACGGTTTTTGAAATCCAATCAGCAGGTTCTGGTGCGCATGCGCAAACAGACATTGGTACTAACTGCGATATGGCAACATATGCAGCAGGTGCCGCTCCTGATTACCTTTCTGGTGTTGAGTCAGTTGATACTCAAAGTACAACTACAGCTCAATTCAGAATAATTGGACTTTCTAAAGACCCTGACAATAACGACATCACAGCAGCTAATGTAAATTGGCGTGTGCTTATTGCTGAACACTTCTATATGACAACAACAGGAGTATAATCCATGGCTATATCACGTAATCAACTAGTTAAAGAACTAGAGCCAGGCTTAAATGCTCTTTTTGGCTTGGAATATAAAAACTATGCAAGCGAGCACGAAGCGATTTTCGATAAAGAAAATTCAGACAGAGCTTTTGAAGAAGAAGTAATGTTATCTGGATTCGGAAGCGCAGCGATCAAACCTGAAGGTCAAGGTGTTAACTACGACGCAGCACAAGAGACTTTCACAGCTCGTTACACGCACAAAACACATGCTTTAGCTTTCTCAATCACTGAAGAAGCGATTGAAGATAACTTGTATGACAGACTTTCGTCTAGATATACAAAAGCACTAGCTAGATCTATGGCTAATGCTAAACAAGTTGAAGCAGCTAATGTTCTTAACAGAGCTTTCAACAGTTCATACACTGGTGGAGATAGTAAAGAACTTTGCGCAACTGATCACTCAATCATTTCTGGTACAGAGCAGAACGAATTATCGACTGCTGCTGACTTAAATGAAACATCTTTAGAGCAAGCACTAATTGATATTGCTGCTCTTACTGATGAGAGAGGTCTTAAAATTGCAGCTAAAGGAATGAAAATGATCATCCCTTCTGCGCTACAATTTACTGCAGAGAGACTTATGAAATCTACACAAAGAGTTGGAACAGCTGATAATGACATCAATGCAGTTGTATCAATGGGAATGATTCCACAGGGTTATACTGTGAATCACTACTTAACTGATACTGATGCTTGGTTCATTAAAACTGATGTTCCTAATGGACTTAAACACTTTGTTAGAGCACCAATCAAAACTTCCATGGAGGGAGATTTTGATACTGGTAACGTTAGATACAAAGCTCGAGAAAGATACAGCTTCGGCTGGTCTGACTGGAGAGGTATCTTTGGATCACCAGGTGCGTAATCACTAAATTAATGTGGCGGGACATAGTTCCGCCACATTTCTAAAATAGAAAGAAAAAATGGCAAAATTTACCGTTAAAATATGGGCTTATGATCACCATACTTCTTTTGAAATAGAAGCAGAAGATAATCGTGAATCTATTGAAAATTCTATCCTTGACAAACTAGGAGAAAAGTCTATAAAGTGGGAATCAACGGGAATGTTTGCGAACAACCCGAATAGAATAACCTACGAGGAGGTTGTTGATGGTACAAGACCTGTACAAACAAAAACGGTCCTTGGAGTTGAAGTGGCAGTTGGAGTATGAACAAAGTGGAAAATATACTCTCAATATGGTCGAAATTGATAATGCTATTAAAAATGTTATCACTGAGATCAAAGCCGAGGAACGAAAAATTGCAGATAGAGAAAATGCAATCGTTAATGCTGCCCCACAAGTTTCTGTGGCTACTTAAATAAACGCCACATCGTTGAAATCGTATATTTCTTTAAGGATTTCTTGCACTCTGCTAAAAATTCATATATATTTTATTCACTATACATTTTAAAAAAACCTTAAATGTAGACGCGTATAGTCGACATGCCCCTAGGGACTACATTTAAATATTCTAGGAGGAATATTATGGCTAAATCAACTTTTTCAGG